GTAATAATTTACATGTAAATCGATTTTCTGGAGTTAGTTCCCAGAATATAAGAATTAATATATTCAAACAGATTGGCCACTCGGATAAAACTTAGTGCTCATGCTGCTGGCTATAATTATTTCTTTATTTCAGCTTATTAGTTATAAAACAAATTTCATTTTGTAAAAATTTATTTTATTTACTATTTTGAGTGTATCCTCCCTAACTGCTTTAGTAGGAAGGTTTATGATGCTCCTCTTAATAGTTTATATTATAAGCCAAAAATAATAATGTTAGACTCGAAGTTTATAGAATTTTCTAGTTATTAGAGTCATTTATTTTTGATCCTTGGTTTAACCTTAAGGTTAAATCCGCGAAGGCTGCGAAAAAGCACGCATATTATGTTGTCGTCGAAAAACCTACTTCATTTTGCCTAGTTATATGAAGAGTACGTACCGTAGTATGTGAGGCCCTTATACCCTATTTAGGGTAGGAACGAGGGGTTAAATACCGGAGAGACACCGGAAACAGTTCCAAAAATTGGGCAAAACTCACGATACTTAGTGCGGTGTCGTGTTTTAAGTTGTATAGCATTAACAAATCTAAATTTTTAAAGGGTACTAATTCGCCCAAGAAGAATTATAAACGTGAGAAGCTCTTTAGAACTAATCACGAGCAACGTGTTAACAAGCAATTGCAGAAGTTAAAATCTGCAACGCTTGATCTGGTACGGAAATTTAAAAACGACAAAAACTATGACGCTATTTTAAATGGAAAATTTCTTCCTCAGAGTGTTGATCTTGACACTCCTTGCTTTGTGCAAGATAAATTTATACCCATGGTAACATGGTTAAAAGAGAACGAAGATTGTTCTCAGGAAGAACTTTTTGATAAGATAGAAGAATTTCATGCCCAACTTGACTTTGATAATAGGGAAGAAATTACGTATTATTATGAGAGAACTTGGTTGTTTGATTATCTTTCATTTGGAAGATGGTATGAACATCCTTTCTTTAATCATGTACGTGGTGCTCTTGAGAGACCTTTCCCTGCATCACTGGAAAGAATGCCATATGAATTTGCTTTTGCATGTCTTATACCTGAACGTATTGAACCTCAGTCTATTGATTGGTGTAAACCTTTCATTTATTTTAGAAAGGGCTGTGAGAAAATTGTTCAGATTGCAAGACTTATTATCCGAAGTATTATGGCTACAGTTACTGTTGGTGAATCATTAAATATGATTGCTCAAAACCTACAGTATATAACTGAAAAAGTCCAAGTTGTGGTTGATATGTTCTTGGCAGTCATAGAAAAATTGAATGTCCCTAAAAAGATTATTCAGGCATATTTAACGGCATTTGGAACATGTATTATGATTCATGCTTTGACAAATATCTATCATGGGAATGTTTTGTGGAAGAATATCTTCATTTCGCTGAGTTTAATCTTGGCAGCACATATGTTCTCGGAAAAGTATAGTCTTAAGGCAGATTTCAATGATATTGTTTCTTTTGCTTGGAAGGTTATTTCTAAGTTTAATGTATCTCTACCTCAAGGTGGAGATATGGATGACAAAGAAGATCTTCTTAAGAAAGGTTACGTTCTTGTAGCCAACTTTATTTGTAGTGCCTTTAGTCAATGGGATGTTTTAAATAAGGTAGACTGGCTCTCTGGAAAGGCGAAGAAATTTTTTCAATTCAGAGATAAATGCTTAACTCTTACAGACCATTTTCGAGATATGATGGAATGGGTTCAGATTGTCATTGATAAGATCATGACATATTTCGGTTGGAACCCAGGCGATTTTATCTTTTTAAGTACCAATAAGGTTCGTTTAGATACTCTTAGGAAGACTGTCCATACAATGATAACTGAGATTGATAAATCGACGTTTGAGTTTGATGCAACTTCTTATGGTAAATTGGAAGCATGTAATAAAGAATATAATTCTATATTACAAGAGACTTCTAAAGCTGATCTTAGCTCTAGTTATGTTGGTGCTACTTTAAGAGCTGTTGCCAATTCGATTGATATCATGAGGAAAATGTTCCGTGTCAAAGGTTGGAATAAACAAGGTTCTAAAATGGAACCTGTACCACTTATGATATATGGAGCATCTTCAGTATTTAAATCGAACATCATTAAATATTTATCTTCTATTCTTGTTAAATGTGTACTTCCTAGGAAGAACTTACAAGAATCGAATTTTGATATTGAAAAGTATGTTTATGCCCGTAATCCCTCACAGGAATATTGGGATGCGTACAGTTCTGAGAAGATAGTTTGTTTGTTTGATGACTTTGGCCAGACACGGGATGTAGCTGGATCGGGTGTTTCAGAGGCCTTAGAAGCTATCAGGTGTATTAATGGATTTCCATATCCCCTACACATGGCAGCTATTGAGGATAAAGCTAACACCTATTTCAATTGCCAATTCGTTGTTGCGACCACAAATACAAGAGATCCACAGTTTCAAAGTATTACGCACATGAATGCATATAAAAGAAGGTGGACTCATTTTTATGAACAAGAGATTCGACCACAGTATCTGTATGATCTTACAGATAGATCCTCTAGGAATGTCAATTTTGACTTACTTAGGAATACCCCGGCAGATCCCGCTCATGTTACCCCCGATGTTGTCTGGTTTCATAAACTGGACAGAGAAGGGAATAGGACTGGGGATCAACCAATTTCGTTCGATGATCTTGTTAAAATCCTTTTAGATGACTGGGTTATTAAGTCTAGGATTTTCAAAAATGACGGTATTCAAATGCAGTCTTTGTCTGATATTACGGCAGAAAATCTGAAACAATCAAACCCCTTCCTCCCACAAGGTGAAGATCTTGAGGAAGAAAAAGTAGAGGAGACAATATATACCCCACAATTAGGTTGCAGACCAAAGCAATCGTGGAGAGGATATGTAGCCTCAGTCTTTAGGAATGCCTATCAATCATATAGGAACGGAACTCGCTCCTATGTAGAAAATCAGTTTAGTAGTACACTTAACTGTTGTCATCGTAGAAGTTACGCTAGTTTTCATCCACTTAGAGCCGACAAATCTGTTGGTTCTCGTTCTTTCTGGTGGTTTAGTGGCTTTAATATTTTGAAGCACACTACTGCTGTTAGTTCATGTGTGTTAAAACTTATGAAAGCTGGTTTAGGCAATCTTGCAGATTCTCTAGTGTCATGTAAAGGAGAATTAGATGCACTTGAGGTGTGTTGGACAGACCTTACAGTTCAATATCCAATTTTAGATTGGATTGAATTTGTGGTTAAGGCTTCAGCCTTTTTAGGTCTTACAACTCTAGCTTTTACTTGGTTCTTAGGCAAAAATGAACCTGAGAAAAAGAAAAGTGAAGCTATAGAACCTCAAATGTTAAATACTTATGATCCCAATGGGAAACAAATAATTGATTCTATAGTTAGTAAGAATTTGCTGGCTATGGAGTCACCATTGAGCCTAGGTAGAGTTAGAGTACAGGGACATGTTCTCGCAATTAAAGAGAATATTATCCTAGTACCTTGGCATTATGGTATAGCGTTGCAAAAGAAAAGAGATGAAAATCATTTGGGTGATTCTCTCGTTAGGTTTTACAATTTTAGTAGAACTATTAACGTATCTTGCACGTTAAATGATATTGTTTCACAGTGGGAACATGCAAATGTTCTTACTGATGAATATTATAAGAGGGAGTTTTTCCCTGTCAGATTGGAATGCCCTCACTTCCAAAATATATATCACCATTTTGCTACTGATAAGGAAATTTTGGAGTTTAAAACTACGCCATGTGCCCTTGTGGCTTTTCATAATAAGCATGATATCTCTTACTATCAATCCATAGCGTCTGTTACTAAACGGATGCCAATGTGTTGTTCGGTTGCTCCAAATGGGGAGAAAGTCGTTGAGAATTTAATGACCTATCCTTCTGTTGCTACCACTGTAGGAGATTGTGGTGCTCCATTAATATGCCTTAATAGAAATTCTAATCTAGGGACCATTTTTGGTTTCCATATAGGACAAATGCCCACTAGTAAAATGGGTATTAGCGCAATAGTAACAAAGGAACTAATAGATTATGCGATCAAGCATATGAAAGAAAAAGTTCCCGTTTCTATGTTAGATATAGAACAAGTTGTTCCACAAGCTATGTCGCTTGATTTAAAACCTTTATTTCAAGTTACACAGACTAAGATTAGAAGGAGTGTCTTAAGTTGTTTTCAAAGAACTATGGCACCTGCCCCTCTTAGGCCTTTTAAGGACGGTGATAAATTAATCGATCCTTATCAGATAGCTTTAAGTAAATATATAGCGCCTAAGACTGCTGTTCCTAATAAAGATTTTTTGTTCCATGCTGTTAATCACTATACCAACGATCTGTTGAGGTGGCCTTCACAATTCGATAAGCGAATCCTTACTTTTGAGGAAGCTGTTTGTGGGATTGAAGGTCAGTTTGGTTCAATTAATAGAGGAAGTTCAACTGGTTATCCGTATAATGTTACACCTGGTCTTAGGACTAGGAAAGAAATTTTTGGAGATCTTACCTATTTCGATCTTACTCGTCCAGGTGCAGTTATTTTGCGCCGGGATGTAGATAGATATATTACTTCATGTAGAAATGGTCAAAGATCTAAAGTCTATGTTCAAGACTGTTCTAAGGATGAAAGGAGACCTTTTGAGAAGGTTTATGCAGGGAAGACTAGACTCTTTTCAGCATATCCACTTCATTATTTAATGGCTGTTAGGATGTATTGTGGAGCTTTCATGATATATTTTAATAAAAATAAAGTCATTAATGGTTCAGCCATTGGAGTAAACCCCTATAGTGATGAGTGGGACTATATTACCCAATTAATTATTCATCATAATGGTGGGAGAACTTGTGGAGCTGGTGATTTTTCAGGGTTTGATGCTAGTCAACTTAAAGAGATTCTGATGTATATATGTAACATCATCAATATTTGGTATGATGATGAGCATTCTACTGTAAGAGAAACTATGTTTATGGAAGTGTATAATTCTTTACATATCCATAATGATTTAGAACCTATCTATTGGGATGGTTCTTTAGCTTCTGGTAATCCCCTTACTGCAATTATAAATACTATGTACAATGGTATAGCCTTTCGATATTGTTGGGCTAGATGTTTTGGAATCCAGGCTCTTGAAGAGTTTGGTAATAAGATTTTCTTTATTGCATTAGGAGATGACAATATATATTCTGTCGATTATGATAGAATTGCTTTTAGTGAACTTGTAGTAGGTGCTTACATGGAAGAACTTGGTCTCAAGTACACATCAGAAACAAAAGGGAACTTAAATGAGTTCCTTCGAGATTTTCGAGAAATCGAATTTCTCAAAAGAAAATTCCGTTTTGGGGAGTATAGGTATGAAGCTCCTCTTAATATAAAGACTATTAAAGAAATGGTACTTTGGACAAAGAAGAGCGATCCTGACGGAATAACAATTGGTAACGTCCAAAATGCTTTGTATGAACTTGCATTGCATGGACCTTCAACCTTCAAAACCTACAGGGATATAATCCTGAAAGATTTTGTTAGGTTTTATAATCTTATGGACTTACCACATATAACCTACGAACGATGCCATAATTTTATGGTTGACCGAGTAGACTACAAAGGTGCTCCCAGTAGTGCTGCTGAGTATATAAGCTTTTCGGAAGAAGAGTATCTCGTAGCACTATCCGGCCTGAGGTAGTGTTCTACCTGTCATGTGGACGTTAAGCACCCTCAAGTATTAGATCTTTGAAGAACCTAAAAATCCTAATTAAAATTGGTTTTTCACTGCTATGCTTGTTGTAATTGGTTAGCTATTTAGCTTTACTTCCAGTACGCCAAGGATAACCACCAAAAGTACAGGACAATTATTAGGTACAGGCTAGATGATGAGTGTAATCTAGTCTAAGTAACTCACTTGGAGATTCAAATTTTGAAAATATGGTTAGCCAGCGCACCACTTCAAGAAAGCCTGGTCTTGAAACAATTGCAGACAATATGGACGAAGTAATAGATGCGACTGATGTCTCTGTGGACTATGATTTAGTTCCTATGGATACCAGTCTCTTTAAAGCTTCGACACCCGGTACGGATGCCAATTTGGAGACATATTTTCGGCGCCCTATTTCAATCGCTAGTGGTTTATTAACCAATACTGACGCAGGAGCAACCAATCTTGGTAATGCTTTTGTTACGGTCTTAACTAAGAATACCATGTTAATGCGAAAGTTAGAAGGTGCCTTTGGATTTAGGGGAACTTTTTGTTTAGAACTTAGAGTTAATGCTCAAAAGTTTCAACAGGGTAGATATATGATAGGTATTGTTCCTCATGGTGGTTCCTGTAGTGATGGATACGCAATCACTGACACTGCATATTTTAAAATGCATGCCGGTCATGTCGTTCCTTGCTCTCAGTTACCACATGTTGAGATAGACCTTGCTCGTCAGACATCTGCCACTTTAAAGTACCCCTATGTGAATCAATACCTCTTATTTCCACAAGCGTATCAGACCACAGCTGGTTCTGGTACCAGGAATGCTGGGGAGATCGGCTATATATTTCTTAGACCTTATGTCGCCTTATCAGCCATTACTGGGGCATTAAGTTGCCCTTACAGTTTATGGGCCTGGTTTGAAGATGTCGTGGTTGAAGGAATTGCCGTTCCCCAAGGAGATGATTTAGAAGATCCCAGCCCAGAAGGCCCAATAGCTAAAGTTGCAAAGAAGGTCACACGATCAAGTGTGATTTGGAAAGATGTTCCTTTTCTAGGATCATTTGCTAAAACTTTAGGGTGGGTCTCAGATAACGTTGCTAGAACGTGCAATGTTTGGGGGTGGTCTAGACCTTTTGGAGGTCAGCCACCCAAGAGAATTCGTCATGGCTTCGACCCTTTCCACTCGTGTGGAGAGGGAGTGTGGTTAGGTGACTCTTTAGCTGTTACTCCTGGTAATTCTGTACAAGTTTTACCTGGAGCTGCTGGGATAGCAGAGGACGAGTTAGCAATTAACTCTTTTAAGAAGAGATTTGCTCATATTACTACGATCTCGTGGTCCACCTCTGACACTGCTGGTTCTATTTTGTCGGGTGCTAGGGTTAGTGTTAACCCTGGCGCTTGTTATACCACATTTACAGATAGTGGAGCGACTGTTCTCGCTTACACTCCCATAGGTTTCCTCGCGAATATGTTTTCGCTTTATAGAGGAGGCCTTGCTCTCAGAATTAAGGTTGTTAGTACAACTTTTCATTCTGGAAGATTCATGGTGGCAGTTGATTGGGATCCCACGGGAATCGATAAGACTACCACTTATGATGTAGGAGAGCACTTTATGTTACGTCGGATCATTGACGTACGGGAGAGTAGCGAAGTTGATATCACTATTCCTTGGCAGTCAAATACTTCGTGGTTAGCTTGTAGTGAAAGCAATATGAGTGTCTATTTCTTTTGTGTAGATCCTCTTGTTGCACCCGCTACAGTTTCCAATACGATTTCCTTGATTGTTGAGGTTGCTGGTGCTGACGATATGGAGTTCGCAGTACCTTGTAGATTGGGTTACTTATCTCCTTATGTCCCATTTACACCCCAAGGAAGTGATCTGATACTCGGAGAAGGCAATATTGCTACCTCTAAATTGAGTTCAGATGGAATTTCCGAGTGTATGTACTGTATTGGGGAGAAGATCATGTCTCTCCGTACAATGATTAAGAGGTTCCAATATTGGGGAACTACAGCTTCGACCACAGCGTGTTATGTTAGTCCATTTAACATAGCTTACGCTTATGGCGATGGTACTGTTGTTAAGGAAGCAAATTATGCACCTACATTTGTGCATCTTTTGATGAGTATGTTTGCTCTCTCCAGAGGGTCATGGCGCGTTCGCGTTAGTAACATGGCTGGAGGTGAAGTAACTACCGTATTAGAAATGGGATGGACTGGTTCTTTAAAAACCAGTGGGATCACTACGGCGAATACTACAGCTGCTGCTGTTCTTGGAGCAAACAGGAACTGTGCTTCTACTATGTTGAAGTATGCGGATTCTGATATTGCAGCTGATGTCCATCTCCCCTTTTACAACTTTAACCATTCTGTGGCTCAACGTGGGATGCTCTCGAGTGTTTATGACTCCAGAGGACCAACGCCCACTTATCAACAAGCACCAATTGGTCGTGTTGTTGTTGTTGGAACAAATACTGCTGCGAGGACTGTTTTCATTGCCGCTGGTGATGATTTCAATATGCAGGGTTTTGTTTCTATACCCCTCATGGTTACAACCACTCCTACTAATATTTAGTGGGAGTGGACGTCTTTACGAATAGACGTTAAAGAATCTACTGTCGTTAGGCAGGGAATTTATTCTGAAGACTGTTTATAGCTTTGTGGTTTTGCAAACAGTAACGGAGTTTTACCTCCACTGAAACAAGGTAAAACTTAGGACGATGCTGAAAAGCAGCATGTCGTATTACCCTGACATGTGCAGCCTCGTTTTCACAAGATCCATTTAC